CGCAATCGGTACACCAGTAACTCCTTTTGTGAAGTTAGTGACGCTTTGGAAATTGATTCCTACATTGTTACTTGTACTTATCGTATTACCAGTAATTACCACTAATCCCGCAGTAATCAAGTTAACATTGAGCGAACTAGCACCACCACCAATTTGTGAAGCGATATAAGTTCTTATTGCTCTCTGAGTCGGAACAATTGCGTCTGAATTAGCCGCCATTGTACCATCAGTTGAGAATTCATTGATAGAAGCACTTGTTCCACCTAATGCTAAATCACCCAACTGTAATTCTTGTAGTCCTGATATGTTGAATGCATCTGCGTTCAATGAAGCAATACCAGTTGCTTGTTCTACTGAGAATAAATCTCCTACTCTAAAGTTACCATCTTGGTCTGTAGAAGTAAAGAATACTCTTCCTCCACCACCTTCAACAGTTTCGTTTGCTGGTATTGGATTTTGAGTTGGTAAACCTGGATAGTTTGTAGTTGTAAAGTTACCAGTACCTATGTCTAGGAAATCGTGACCAGTTAATCTAACTTGTGAGTATCTAATTCTCATTTCTATGGACTGTCCATGTTCTGGTGATTCATAAGATTTTATATCTGGTGAAACTTGTAATAGACCTGTGAAAGGAGTTTGTGTTCCAAGTTGTTGATTAACAGCAACCAGTTTGAAATATTGTCCTGGTAAGTGACCAAACTCAATGTTTGATCCTGCTCTTGGAATTGATGTTAAATTTTCAACAGCAATATATTTTCCTGTTTGATAGTCATCTCTAAATCCACCAAATGTTTCTGCTGTTCCGGCACTTGCATATGCTGTGTAGCCAGTTGAATCAATTGGAGTTGATAGATCGTAGTCTGCATAAATTTCAAATGTGTCTGTTGTTAAAACTTTAACATAGTAGAACACACCAGTGTTTAATTCGACCATTCCAAGTATTCCATCAAACTTAACTTTATCGTTTGTATTAAAGTTGTGTGCCGCTGATGTTGTGATCACTGCTGTTGTAGCCTGTGTAATTCCTGTTACAGTTGCTTGTACACCTTGTTCTGTGATTCCAGCAGAAGCAGTTACATAATCAGAACCTCTTGCAACAAATGTTGGTTGACCTAATACACCATCGCCAATGTATGCTTGTACAGGCGCTTCTGTAGTATTGTTTGGATCTGTGAATGTTACTGTTGGTGCACTTGTATAAGAAGCACCACAATCTAATATTTTAACACTTGAAATAACTTCTCCTGTAACAACTGCTCTAGCAACTGCCTGTCTAGGAGTTGTTGAACCATCATTACTTGGAGCACCTATAACCACTCTTGGAGTGATTTCGTAGATTGTTGTTGAATCCAGTGTTGTCTCAACTGCTTTGCCACCTAATGTGTCCCAACCTGCTGAGCTGTCTGAGAATTTTTTAATTGCGGCAATTTTGCTAGATGAATTGTAAGTGTCAATGTAACCGTACTGTCCAGCACCTTTACCTTCAGTAACAAACAATGCCATTCCAATATAAACTCCACTTGCCGCCGAATCTGCCGCCGCCAATGTGATATTTGTTGTTGTACCTGTTTGTCCTGAGTTTGTGCTAGTTACAAAACCTTTACCACCTAAATCTGATGGATCAGAAGCAGGAGTTTCTGTTAATCTAATTTTGTACACTCCGCCTGTGTTGTAAGTTGCCACAACACCATTTAATCCAAAACCGTCGCCTGTGATAGTTACAGTAGCATTTGAATATTCTCTACCTGCGTTGCCATATTCAAGTGCAAGTATTTGAGTACCATCTGTAAACACACTGTCAACTACTGCATCAGTAGATCTGTTGTTAACTTTACCTGTTACAGGAACTTCAGTTGGATCAACACCTTCTGCCACACAACCAAAATCACCATATGATGAGTTACCGTTTGTAGCACGTATTTTTCCACCTGTTTCTGCAAGGTATCCAATGTGTCCATAGTATGAGAACACAGATACAAGTTCTGCTCTTCCTAAATTTGTGATCCATGCACCAATACCATCTGATATTACCTGTGTAAAGTCATTTGATACCATAGAGTCATTACCACCTGCGTGTAAATCTCCGTCAATTTTTTGTCCTACAGCACCTGTTCCAAATGTTGTAACGTTTTGAATGTAAGGTGATCTTCCACCTGTTCTAGTAATTGTTTCTTCTTGTACAGAATTTGCAGTTGCACTTACAAATGTGTGTGGATATTGTTGTCCTCCTGGACTTGCTCCAACATTTACAGTGATTGATGTTGTAGTTACTGCTGAAATTGTTAATTCTTTACCTGCCGCCGGGTCAGATGCTCTAGGATATCCAATCTGAGTTGCATTTCCATCTTGAGTACAACTAAATGTTATACCTGCTGTTGTAAGTCTTACAGTTTCACCTGGTTGTAATTTGTGTGAACCAATGGCTAATACAGTTGTTCCTGTTGCAGGATCATAACTTGTTCCTGTTCCTGGAGTAAACTGTTGTGTACCAGCAGTTGTAGTTGCAATCCATGTTTTAGTATCAGTTGGACCATATCCTGGATCAAGAGAAACAAAAGCACCCGCTGATGGACGTTTTGTTCCATAACTGTTTGCCGCTCCCAATGAACCTACTAGTCCTTGTACAGTACAGTTTCTTAAACCTGTTGCTTGTCTCATGTATAACATGTCTGAAGTTGTTGAACCGCCAACAGCATTCACATACCATTTGGCACCTTTTAATGATGCATAGTTTCCTGTGTATTCTAAATCGTGAATAACTCCGTCTACGTAATCTTTAATATCGTCTTCACAGTCGTTTTGACCAAACACATAACCTGGGTTTGCTCTTTTCACAAATTCTGCACACTCTTTAGCCATAAAGTCTCTGTTGGCTAATAATCTTAGACGTGCATCTGTGTAACCAGCACTTACTTCTGCTACGTTTGAACCTGTTGCTGTCGGCTCTGTACCGTTTGCATTAATTTTGAAGTCAATGTATTTTTCAATATTGTCAACAATTGCCGCCGCCGCTGTACCTGCCGCCGCACTACCTGCCGGCACTGCCACGTTTTGTGTAACTGTGTTTCCTGTTGTTACTGTTAACACTTGGAATGTGATTGTTTCACCAATCGCTGTGTCACCAGTACCTGGATTGTTAATTGTTTCTGTTGACGCAATAGTGATTGTTTCACCTATTGCATAATTTTGTCCTGGAGCCAACACAGTTAATCCTGTAACGAAACCAAATGCGTTTGTTGTCAATGTAAATGTAGCACCTGTTCCTGATCCAGAGGCTGTTGTGTTAACTACTCCTGTACCTTCAATTAAACCAGCACCTTGGTAACCTAAACTTGCACCAGTTGGAACTGTTATTATACCACCTGATGGTGTTACTGAAACAGCATTGTTTTGAATAACATCTGAAATGATTGCTTCTAAACGTTGAATACCTTGTAAAGAATATTGAACATCACCGCCAGCAACTAATGAGCCTGCTGGTCTGATGTTGGTTGATCTCAATTCATCTCCAACCACAGCACAGTTTGTCGGCACACTCATAGGAAGTATTTCGTAGTATGTACCTGTTTTAACATTCAATGTAATTTGAGGTTGTAGTTTAGCAGGAACACTGTTAATGTTGCCAGCCGTAATTGCATCTGATGGTATTGTCATTAATGTGTTTATATCTGCAACCACTGTTGATTCTGCTATCTTAGTTAAATCTGTTACTTGAAGTGTTGTACCTTGTGATGGTGTGTATCCTGATGAATTCACAACCACTTGTTGAGCAATGTATGCCGCTCTAACAATTGCCGCTGAAGTTTCTGCTACTTGTCCAGTTACGTATGACGCACCTGCTGGTGTGAAATATTGTAAAGCCGCTTTTCTTGATTGAACATTTCCGCCTTTTTTCAAATCATTAATTGTAGCATCAATAAGAATACCTATATCTCTTCTACATTTCACAGCACCATAAGTGAAAGAACTTGTGAATGGTGAAATATTACCAGCAACTTGAACATTAATCCAAGCAATAACTTCATCTTGTATGAATGCTTTGTTTCTGTTTAATAAGTTTACACCTTGTGGATTTCTTGGTCCTTGATCAATTTGATGAAGTGCATATCTTACATTTTTAAATGGACTGTCTAGTGTAACACCAGCATTAGGAGCCGGTGTATCAACACCGCCTGGACCTACATAGTAAACTTGATCTACTTGTCCAACAAAACCCCATTGAGGTAATGTACCTGCACCGTTAACAACAAGTGCTTGTCCTGAAGCACCAATCGGTAATCTTGCTGGTCCTGAAGCACCATAAATTAAAATGTCACCTTCTGATTCTAATACATCATTTTCTGGACCACCTGCTAACAATTGCCAAACAGATGTATCAACACCAGCCCCTGGTGCGTAATCTGGTTGATTGATTGTTGCTGGTCCAACATTGTTTGAAGTGTGTGCTGTAACACAAATGTAAGAAGTGTCTGTGTTTATAGATCCTCTCACAATATCGCCTTTGTCAAAAACAGCCGCATTGCTCCAAGCACCTTTCCAGTATAAACCTTCGTTTAGTTTATCCCAGTGTAGTACACTTGGTGGTCTGTTTCCTGTTGTGTCTAAGATAGCAATGTAAGTTGTACCACCAACTCTAACAACATCACCTGTTTTGTAAGCAGTTGCGTTGTTGTAGTCACCTTTTAAACTGAAACCTGTAACAAATAAATCCCAATCAGCAGTTTCTGTTGATGGAACTTTGTTTAAGTTGTTTCTTAATCCAACGTATTGGTAACCTCCGTAAGTAACAATGTCACCTGGTTGGTATTGTGTAGATGAACTCCACGAATCTTCAAATTCTAAGCCTGGAATAAAAATGTCCCAGTTGGCTTCGTCAGCCGCCAATGATGCGCCTGCTGTATGAGATGCTGTTGCAATCCATAAGTTAGCACCATACTTAACAACATCATTAACTTTGTATCTTGTTGCTGTAACCCAAGCACCTAAATATTCAATACCTTTGTGTAGGTATTGCCATTTTGCTTGATCATTTTCTAAACCTGATGCTACCGTTCCTGCTGATGTGTGTCCAGTGATACAAACATAAAGTTGACCACCATATCTTACTGTGTCATTTGGTTTGTATCTTGTGCTTATTGCCCAAGTGTTTAACCAGTTAAATCCTTTTGCAAAAACTTCCCATTTTGCAATATCTAATTCTAATCCATCAGCCAATGTTGCCGCTGAAGTGTGTTCTGTTATACAAAGATATACAGTTGCACCGTATCTTACTAAATCGTTTACTTTGTATCTTGTTGCAATAGCCCAGTCTGTTTTGTAATCAAAACCTTCAATGAAAAGATCCCATTTTGCAATGTCGCCTTCTAGACCAATATTAACATCTGCATTTGAGGCATGACCTGTGTTACAAATATAAATGTAACCACCGTATTTTACAACGTCATTTGGTTTGTATGTTGTGTTTACTCCCCAGTCGCCTTTCCATTCTTGCCCATCGGACATCAATGCCCAATTTGCCGCTGTTAAATCTACTTGGAATTCTGCGTCAGACGTGTGGTTTACAATACAGATGTAAGTTCTACCACCATATCTTACAACATCATCTACTGAATAAAGGGCACTTGTGTACCAAGCACCTTTCCAAACGAAACGTATTCTACCTAATTTAAACTCAGCCATGGGTTAATATATCCTCTTATTACAGTTATTTATCATTATTCGCCATATCCGTTAGAACTATCAATAGCACTAGCCGGATCTCCTTCATTTAATTCTGTACTTGCTGTACCACCAGTGAAAAAGTTCAATGCTAACAATGAGCCTGAAAATCCACCATTTAAATTAGCAATTCTATCTATAACAATTTGTCCTGTTTCTGGAAATGCTTCATTAAATATTTCTTTATTTCTTACTTTAATTTGACCTGCTCTAAAACCTGAAACATTCAAGTTAGCACCACCACCAGAAACTCTTGATCCAATATATGTAAGAATTGCTTTTTGTGTTGGGACAACATTATCTGAATTTGCCGCCATTGTAGGATCTGTAGAAAATTCTCTAATAACAACTTCTGTTCCACCTAGTACAACACCACCTAGTGCTAATTCTGATAGTCCTTGTAAATTAAATAAATCTGCATTAAGTGTTACAATACCAGTTGCCTGTTCAACAATAAACAATTCTCCAACACGGAAGTTACCATCTTGGTCAGTTGATGTGTAGAAAACTCTACCACCGCCATTGTTTGCTGTTTCTCTGTTTGCTTGGTATTCATAACCTTCTGTGAATCCATCATTGGTATAAAGATCTGGATAGTTTGTTGTTGTTACTCCACCAGTTCCAATATCTAAGAAATCATGACCAGTTAATCTAACTTGTGAATACTGTTGTCTAATTGTTATTGTTGTTTCATGCCCTGGAGATTCGTTAGATTTCAAACTTGGTGAAATTCTAAATTGTGCTGTAAGATTTGGAACTGAACCTGTAACTTTTGTAATCTGTGTTACTCTATAAATTTGATCTTCAATGCCGTTAATGTACAACAAGTCGCCTGGTCCAGGTTCTCTTGATAATTCTTTTATTTGTACAACTTTTCCTAATTGGAATTCATCAGCAAATCCATCACCATCGATTGTGGCACTTACATTGATAAATCCTGTACCTCTGTTGGTGAATGTTGGTTGACTCAATACTCCGCTGGCTATTCTTGCTTCAACAGCCACATCTGTTATGTTCACATTGTCTGTGATTGTAACTGTCGGTGCTGTTGCATATCCTGATCCTGTATCTAACAGTTGTACTTTAGAAACTTTTCCTGCATTTGTTATAACTCTTGCTAAAGGTGGAGAACCTTTTTTAAGAATAGTCACATCTGACATTGTAGTACTTTTTAATGGAACAAAATAACCACCGTTAAATCTGCCACCTACAATACCTGAGTAAGTTCCTGATAATGTTGTTAATTGTTTCCAACTTACTGCATCATATGAGTAAGCCACTTCGCCATTCACAGTAATCGCTAAAAAAGTTCCTTGAGAACTTGTTACTGCTGTGTACGGTCCTGTGTGTGGAGGTGTTTCTGATTCTGTCCAAACTGTGATAGCACTTGTTGAACTTTGTGCCGCATTTGCATTTGATACAAAAAATTTATTCACTGATGTTGAATCATCAAATGGTGAATCTTGTACTGATGCTATAAATTTATCTCCAGTGAACGACAAGTGCTGTACTATATATCTGTCACCACCTATGTTAGCCGCTAACGCCCAAGTTGTACCACCGTCTACTGATTCCCAAGTTTGTCCATAGTCGTTGCTTATAACAATTAAACCGTTACCTGCCGCAATTTTTGAAAACACTGCTGTTGATCCATCGTACGGTTCAACTTGTTGAGATGACCATGTGTTACCTTCATCACCTGATATGTAAACAACACCTGTTGATGAAACTACAACCCATTGTGAAGATACGTCTTCCCATGCACAACCTTTAAATATGTCTGCTCCAATGTTGCCTGACAAGTCACTCCAGTTAGCACCGTCTTGAGATCTTGCTAGACCACCTGTGCTAGAAGTTGCCATAAAGTTATTCTTTCCGCCTACTAAACTGTTCCAGTCCTGTGTCGGTATACCGTTTGCAACAGTCCAGTTGCTTGAATCTACTGATCTTAAACCTCTACCGTTGCCTAATAAAATAGTTACGTTTGTGCTTGAAACTCTTCTTGAAGCACCTAATAAATAATTTCCATTTAATGGAATTGATGCTGATGAAGTACTGTATGGTGGTTCACTGAATTGTATTCTTGGCTCAATAAAATATTTTGTTGATGGATCTAATGCTGTTTCAATTGCAACTCCACCTAAAAAATGTTGCCATCCTGGTGTGTTATCAAATTCTTTTTTAACTGTGCATTCTTTTGTTAATTCATTAAAAGAATTAATGATTCCGTATTGTCCTCTGCCAGTACCTTCCCAAATATAAATTCTTTGTCCAACTGTTTGGGCCGAAGTTCCTTGGAATTGTGCATTCAATTTTATGCTAGTAGCAGTACCTGATATGGCTGGTCCTGATTTACTTGTGTATCCGGCACCTCCTGCTGGTGTTGAATCTCCAGGGCCTAACAATCTTACTTTGTTTACGGCACCGTCTCTTGTGTTTTCATAATTGATTACACCTGATGCACCTTCTCCTGAACCTGCTATTGTGATAGTAGCAGATGTATAATCTTGTCCTGCATGATCGTAAGCAAAAGCAAATATTTCATTTTCATCATTGTACACTGCATCTATTTGAGCTTCTTGTGTTCTGTTATTGAATTTTGCTGTGATAGGTGTTTCAGTAGGTGTTACACCTTCTGCAACTGAACCCCAATCTCCATAAGAGTTGTTTCCGTTTGTTGCTCTTGCTTTACCACCAGAAGTTGCTAGATAACCTATGTGACAGTAGTAAGTGAACACAGATACAAGTTCTGCTTTACCTTCACCGTTAACCCAGAAACCAATACCTTGATCGATAACCTGTGTAAAGTCATTGGCAACAATTGATCTGTTACCACCATTGTGAAGATCACCATCTACTTTTAAACCTACACATCCTGTTCCAAATGTTGATACATTTTGTACATAACAAGATCGTGTTGTTATCCAAGCCGCCGCATCTGACGCCCCCGAACCAGGATTTAACGAAACAAATGCTCCGCCTGTTGGTCTTTTTGTGCCGTATTCATTGATTGGTCCTAATGTTCCAGATAATCCACTCAATGACATATTTCTAATACCCGAACCATTGTTAACATAAAACATATTTGATGTTTCATAACCAGCCGCCGGTTTAACTTCTGTGCTTCGTAGTTCATCTCCAACTAGTGCAGTGTCTCTTGGCACAGTGATAGGTAAAATTTCTTGATATAAACCTGTTTTAATAAAGACTGTTGCAGGTGATCTTGCGGCTAAATCGCTATTGATAAAATCACAAGCAAATTTAATCGTTTTAAAAGGAGCCGCTAACTGTGTTCCTTTTGTTTGATCGTCTATACCGTCTGGTGATACATAATAAACTTTTGGTGTTACATCAAAATCTTCCCAGAAAGGAATGTTGTTTGACCCTACTTTTAATACTTGTCCTGATGCTCCTATACCAATTCTTAATCTTGTTGAATCATCATTTTGTGTTTTGATATCTCCAGGATATTCTAACACATTAGGAGTGTGTCCTGTTGCTACTAATATCCAGTAAGGTCCAACATTTTCTGATTCAAAATCTAATGGTGGTTTAGCATCTGATGAATTTGCTTCATGTTTTAAAATACATTTATAAAGTGTGCCTGCAACTGTAACAACATCTCCAGGGAAATATGTTTGTTCGTCTGTTACACCACCTAGATTAGTTTCTTTCCAAGGTCCTTTGAATGCATTACCTGTTACCAATAATTGCCATGGGAATGGAGAATCAGTTCCTTCGTCGTACACAACTCTTGTGCTTGGATCTACACTTGCATTATCTTTAACAGCAATATATAAATCACCGCCAGCTCTTACAACATCACCAGTTTTGTATGGAAAAGGTTCAACAGCATCATTAACTAGATAAGTTGATTTCCATTCACCTTGGAATGTATATCCAACAACTTGTAATTCCCAAGTTGCAGATGCATCTGTGACAGCAGGTGTAACACCAATATTACTTTTTAGTGCAACATATGTGTAACCTCCGTAGAGAATAACATCACCTTGTTGATAGTATTGTGTAACAGTCCATATTGATTCAAATTCTAAACCAGGTACCCATAAATTGAAATTACTTTCAACCATAGTGGCACTTGTTGCCCAGTGTCCTGTGGTTACTTGCCACATACCAGGAGACCATCTTACTAGTTCTCCTGCTGAATATCTTTCTCCAACAGTGTAATCGCCTCTGTATCTAATTCCTGTGAACACAGTTTCCCATTGTCCATTGTTTGCTTCTAAACCATCGTTGGAATCGTTGGCTACACCGTTTACTCCTACTGATGTTATTGCACCACCACCGTCCACTGTGTTAATAACCATGGACACATCATTGGCTGGTGTTGCTCCACCCAGTGCTGATCCTAAAATTGTGAAAGTTTCTGAAGCAAGATAAGTTGATCCACCGTTTGTGATTTGAATATTATATGTTGCGCCAACTTTGAAAATAAAGAATTGGAATCCTGTTCCTGACGCACCACCGTATGCATTAGTAGGATTTATAAATTTGTTTGAAGTGGCTGATCTGTGACCTGTTTTACATCTAAAAACTGTACCACCGTAGTACACAACATCATCTGGATAGTACAAAGTGTTTGCTGTCCAGTCGCTTCTAAAGTTATCTGATCTAGAATATTGATCCCAGTATGACGCATTGAATTGTAATCCATCATCAGCACTTCCTGAAGTGTGTGCTGTGTTACATTTCCAAATTGATCCACCGTAAATTACTGTTTGGTCAACATTGTAAAGTGTAGCAGGTGTCCAAATACTTTGCCAATCTTCTCCACGAGCAAAGTAAACCCATTTTAATTCATCTCCTAGTACACCATTTGAAACAGATGCATTTGAAATGTGACCTTCAATACATTTGTAAATTAATCCACCAACTTTAACCAGTTCACCAATTTTGTAAAATGTTGAAGGTGCCCACGCACCAGTCCAACTTTGGCCATCCATCATCTGAGACCATTTTGGAGTCGAGTTGTTTAAGTCGTTGTAAAAGTTTGTGTCTGATGTGTGTACGTTAACACATACAAATACTTTTGCACCGTATCTTAGTACATCATCTTTTACATAAAGAGTATTGGCTGACCAATCACCTCTCCATCTAAATCTAATTCTATCTATTCGAAAATCTGCCATTGACTAATTCCTATATGTATTTATTTCCTTAACCATTATAAGGTTCTACATATCCTGGATATGTATGAGCCTCGTTAACTTTTAATACTAATTCACCTTCACTATTCACATAATAAAACAGGTTTCTACCATCCCATTTGTACTGTTCGTACACCAAATTTGGATAATTTTTTCTGTGTTGTTGATCTCTACCTTCAAAAAAGTCTTCTCCTCTACTCCAATTATTGTAGTTTTCATCAATATTTCCTGGTCTATTCAATTGAACTCCATCTTCTAGTTTTAATAAATCTGATTTCACCATGTACAAATCGCCTACATCTGTTCTACGCAACCCATAGAAATATCTATTGTTTGCCAGTGTCTTCTGTAATTCGTCTATGCCTACGCCAAATACTTGTGCCATGTTCTATTAACTCACTATGTTGATTGTGTTACCCATTGCTGAATGAATTGTACATTGATAATAAAGTGTGCTTGGAGCATCCATAGGAACTTCTAAAACCTGCGTTCCTGTTTTGCTTCCACTCACTCCTGATGAATATTCTGCACCACCGTTTGATACTCTAAATTCAAATGGATGACTAGAACCTGTTCCATTTACAAAAATATAAGTGTGTCCTCTCATCAAATATAACACAGGATCGTTTGTTGCACTTGCAAATCCTGGACCTGTGAACGTGTAATTAGATGAACCTGCGGCTCCAACGTTCCATCTCATTGTTGGACCGTTTTGTTTTTCCCAACCTGTACCGTTGTAATACAATACATCACCTTGAGCTGGTGTTGATATTGTTACATCAGTTAAGTCGTTAAGAGTACTTGCTCCGCCACCTGCGTCTGTTACAAATTCTAAAGCAGTTCCACCGGCGTTTACTTTAACAGTTCTTCCTGCTGAACCTGAAAAAGTTGCTGGAGTGTCTGTTAATGTCAATATTGATGTTGGAACACTTGGTTTGTTGTTCAAGTTATTGTAATTTAAATAATATGTACTATCTAATCCGTCCAATGTGTCAGCATCAGTTCCACCACCGCCACTGGTTGCATCATTACCTGGTACCCATTTTGTTCCATTCCATTTTAATACTTGTCCTGAAGTTGGAGTAGTTGTTGTTGTGTCAACATCTGAAAGTTTGTCAATTGAAAATGCCGCAACAATTTGTAATCCATCAGCCGTACCATTAACTTGTAAAAAGCCGCCTGGTAGTCCAGAGTATGTTACTGGAGTGTCTGTTAATCCAAGGAATGAAGTTGCACCTCCTCCTCCACCGCCACCTGCTGAAACATCACCTGGTTTCCAAGTTTGTGAACCTGAATCATAAATTAATGCTTGTCCGTTGGTCGCCACCGCCGAAAAATCGACATCTGAAAACATTCCGATAGATTTATTTGCATCTGCAATTTTTACCCAGGCACTTGCGTGAGCATAGTAGGAAGCATTCTCACCGTGTACATGAGCAAACATTCCATGATACGTTGCCGCATCTGGTAAATCTGCTAGAGTTTGATATAAAAAAGTTATTTTGTTTGCACCTGTGGCAGTAATCAAATTATTATTGACTATTGTTAAGGCTGTTCCGTTTCCAAGAGCTGTGTACAATTCTTGAAAATTGTTATTCATTTTTCCACCAGCATCTCTTAACGAATCACCTTGACCGTCATTTGGAATAATACCAGTGTTTATAAGTTGTCTTGTCATATGTTTTCTCCTACTTTATCCTCTATCGAATGTTATTTCATTACTGTCCATTAAGTAATTTGTTTTATCTAAAGTGAAAATTGTTTGTTCTACAATCACAGTTTCATCAGTTTGCGGATATGTAATTTCTCCGTCAGCGACATTACTGTTAATTCTAACTACCAGTTCACCCTCTGGATTAATATAATAATTTAGATTTACATCATCCCATCTAAATTGTTCGTATCTTAAATTTTTAAATGGTTTTGCGTGGTTCAAATCTCTGCCTTCATAAAAATCATAACCTTGATCAAACTCTTTAAAGTTGTCATCAATATTTCCTGGATTGTTTATTGCCACAGGATCGTTTGCCGCCAATTGGTCAACTTTACCAATGAATAATGTTCCCTCATCGGTTCTTCGTAATCCATAAAAGTATCTGTCTTTGATACCATTTTGAAGATATACGGAAGTATCCTGTCCAACTGTGTTTGACATCTTATGTTATCTCCACATAACTCAACACACAATCTAATGAGTCGTTGATGTTTGATTTTACATTTAAACTGTTTTGACTTGCCACAATTAATTTTTCTCCTGAGTTTAACACACGTAAACTAGAGTTTGGTGCAATCAAAACATCTTTTACAATAAATCCTGTAACTGAATCTGGAGTTGCTGTTAATGTTACACTGGCTTCCACAACTGATTCTGTTAAGTTTGCTAAAACCATTCCAATGATTGTTGTGTATGATCCTGGTGAGGCTTCATAAACAGCCGCAGTCACAGTTCCTATACTTTTTGTTACAGAGTTTCTAAAATTTGTTGCCATATTTTTCCTATCCTAATGCCAGTGCGTATTCCACTGCTATTTCTGTTGCGTCAATAATACTTACAGCACCTGATGAACCTGCGATTGAACCCCATGAACTACCATCATACAATTCAACACGTTGATCTGCGGTGTTGTAACGTATCATACCTACTAAAGGCGTAAACGGTCTGTCTGCTGTTGTTCCAACCGGAAGTACAAACCCACCTGAATCTGACACATCAATATATCCCGTTCCAGTTGTTTTTAATACAATCGGACTAGATATAATATTAGTTATCGCATTTCCTTCAAACTTGAAGGCTTCAATTCTAATGCTACCATTTCCTTGAGCATTCAGGATCAAATCTTGGTCAGTTCCTGTGGTTGTTACAGTATTTCCACTGATTGTTATGTCATCTACCTGTAAAGATGTGACATCGAACCTTGTTGGATTAACATTTGCTACCAAAACTCCGCCAGCATAAAATCTGATTGTGTCATCATCTGCACCTGGTGTAGCCTCAGCAGTGATGTATGTGTCTTTGTCAAGGTCATAAACACCAGACAATGCCAACCAGTTTGTTCCGTTGTATCCTTCAAACACTGAATCATCTGTGTTGTATCTCATCATACCTGCTGATGCAGAACCTGGTCTTTGGGCAGTTGTACCTGTTGGAATTCTAACAGATCCAGTACCGTCAACTCTAAACACACCCGAAGCAGGATTAACTATGAAGTCTCCTGAATCGTTTGTCATTGTATCTCCTGATACTGTAAAGTTTTCAACTCTTACTCCACCAGTTCCACTTGATCTTAAATCTAAATCAGCGTTTGTATTATTACTTTGAATTAAATTTCCTTTAATGTTAACACTGTCTATTTGTGCTTCATTGGCAAATATTGTGTTCCATCTTTTTGTAGATGAACCAACATTGTAAATATTATCCTGTGCAGGAACAATATCAGAACTAATACCTGCTGTGATGTTAATTGAATCTGTTGTTTCGTCACCTATTGTAACATTTCCACCTATTGTGATATCTCCTGTAATATCTAAATTTCCAGTAATGTTTACATCATCAACAAAATTAATTTGATTGTTAAATGAATCAATATTTAAATCTCCTGATGTCGTTGTGATATTATTTCCAGATATTTGAACATTTCCTGTTTCAATTTTATCTCCTGATATAACTGTAACATTGGGTCCTGATGTAAATGTTAATGCTTGATCAACATCTATGTTAAGTGATGCTGATGTAAACGCAACTTGTCCTGTTTCTTGATTAACATAAAATTGATCACCAACTCTAAAGTCACCTTTATGGTCAACTGATGAATAATAAATTTTTGCGTTATTGTTTGTGATAACTTCGTTGGCTTGAATCACTGTTGTTGAATCGTTATCAACTTCGTAATCATTTCCAATGTAAGCAAAGTTGTGTGAAATCAAATACATTTTTACACCAACACCATCACCCACAGCACCGTATGTTCCGTAGATAGATGCAGATGCAATTGATCTTACTTCTGCTCCAAAGTCTGTATAATCAACCAGAGTAAAGTTTGTTGCTGTTGCTCCTGCTGATGTTCTAATGTCTTGAATTGCTATGTTTGTGTCTAAAAATTTAGTTGTTAAGTTTGGACCATTAAATCTACTTACTAACACAGTGTCAGGATTTCCAATTACTTCTGTTGTTGGCGGAGTAAAGTTTCCTGAACGTATTGCTGAACCTTTATAAATTATGAAGTCGTCCATGTTTCCAATAAAACCATTATTGGCATCATAGTTGTTACCCATCACAAGTGGTTTCGCCGCACCTAAATCATTTGCAACTGTTGCCGTTCCAACATTTTGTCCTGCAACATACATTGTCACAGTGTTACTGCTTCTTACTAACGAGAAGTGTGTCCAAACATTAAGATTGAAACCTTGACTTCCTATGATTATATTTGCTCCATTAATATAAAGTTTTGGACCGTTGTTGGTCATGTACAACATCAACGAATACTCAATTGATGCATTGTTTCTAAAATCAAATAGTGTTGTTGATTGGAGTTGTGTTGGATATGCCCAAAATTCTATTGTAAAATCTCCTGTACCAAATCCAAAATCTGCTGTTGTTGAAATAGATGCACTGTCTCCTACACCATCTAAAAGCAAACTGGATTGTCCAAACTTTTTAACAGACGTATCTAGTTTTGCATCACCGTTAGCAGTGATCTGTTTGCCTGTTGTTTCTGGTGGCATTGCAAATCCTGTTGATTTTCCATCAATTATAATTTTGTTACCATCTACAGATTCAACAGTGCCTGATGCCAGTTGAGTTACATTGTCTGTGTCGTAGTATGATATAACCTGTCCTGCCGCAATTGGCGTTCCTGCAAAACCTGAAAGTTTTAATTGTGTTTTACCATCGTCAGCCAATCCAGTTGCACCGTCAACAGCATAGATACTTCTTGCCGCAAAATATGTGAAACTGTTTAACCATTCTATTCTTACACCGTTTGTAAGTGTGATCGCATCAACACCTGGAGTAATAAATGTTGCATTTTGAAATAAACAACCTGCTTCGTTGGATGCCGGTGTTGCCACAGAACCATCCAATAATGCACCTTTTCCAGCATCAGCAGATCCAAATCCTCTAGGATCATTTGCTGTTGTAACTGAACCTGATGTAATTACAGTGATGTTTCTAATGTAAGGTGATCTTGATGTTACTTGAAATCCTGTTGAATCGTCTGCACCTGTTGGATTAAATCTAAATGCATATCCTGTGTTTGCTCCACTGTTGTAATAAAAACCTGTAATAGTTAAATCTTCAACTGTTGTTTCACCGTTCAATATAAAAGCATCATTACTGTTTGTGGTCACACTTGGTTGAACTGTTACTGCTCTAATTCCATCACCTCTAATACTAACTCCTGTGGGAATAGTTAATGGAAAATCTTCTGTGTATGTGCCTGGATAAATGTAAACATGATCTCCGGCAACAGCCACTGACAATGCTTGTTCTATTGAAGCATAAGGATCATTTTGGTGTGTTCCAGAATTAGAATCATCACCGTTGGTTGCTACATACAACACTTTGCCTGGACGTGCTGTTAAATCTAACCCTTGTACCGATATGTTTCCAGACAGTGCTAAATTGTCCACAGTCAAATTGTTAGCATATGCATTATTCCAACGTTTTGTTGGTGTTCCTAAACTGTATGTGTCTGAAGCATCAGGTATAATGTTTGACGTAATATCAGCATTGATTGTGATAGAATCTGTATCAGAATCACCAATAGTTATGTTACCGTCTGCTCTGATGTTTCCTGTTGCGTGTATGTTACCTTGTACTTCTGTGTTACCTATAATATCTACAACACCTGTTCCACTGGTTACAATCTCAAAATTTTGATTGGTGTCAGTTGCTCTAATGGTGTTGTTAGTGATTACAAGATCATCTACATGAATCTCGTTGTTGTACACAATGCCGTCTGCGGCTGAAAAATTTAGTGCTGATTGTGTTGTTGAAATTGTGTTGCCAGTTACTGTGATATTGCCTACGACTGCTTGTCCAGTAACTTCTGCATTTGTTGTACGTGCTGTTCCGTTTATATCTAGCGGATATTGAGGAGTGCTGGTCTTAACACCAATCCTGTTGTTATTAACATCAATGTATAACAAGTTCGTCTCGAACGCCAAATCTGCTCCATTACGCAGAAGATTGGACTTCAAGAGCTGACCTGATATTCGACCTACAGCCATTGTTTTTGCTCCTTTATAGCACGGGGATCTTGTCCCACCAACCTAATTTTCACCTTACGTTATTCATAAGTTCTTCGCCGGTTGTACCACGGTTTGTCCTGCTGAATCTGGTCGGACTCTGCATTAGTATTATTTATCGTGCTTTTGGTATTATATTGTACAAGGTTAATTTATACTAGTTTAATATAAGGTTGTACACCACATTGAGTTCAGCCGCAATTTCGTCTGTCACGGTGATTGCTTGTACACCAATGGAACTAACCCACCCATCTACTGCTCCAGCATACACTTCTAAAAGACCACTGTCTGAGTTCCACCATATTGCTCCTTGTCTAGGAACTGTGGCATTACGTTGTGCAGTTGTTCCAAATGGTCCTATATATCCGTTGGTTGAATTAAACTCTATGGTTCTGTTTGCTTTTAACCCTGTTCCTGTAAATGTGATATCTTGGTTGACTAATTTGTTCTCAATAACTGATCCAGAAATTTGAATATTAGCAGTGTCTAGCACCACTTTCCCAGTTCCGTTTGCTGTGAAACCTGCTTGTGGATTTGAGGCACTGCCCACACCTATTGTGTTGCCATTGATAGAAATCTGATCTTGGCTAGAAAAAATAGGCACAACTAAATTACCCGAACCGTCTATTTCACCTGCATATCCATTGGCTGTGTAAAAAGTAAATTTATTACTGCTTAAATCAATTTGAGTGTCTCTGTCACCATCTTTTATTCCATTCAGTGCTATTTTACCTGTTGAAAATAATTCAAACTCAGATATACTTGAATCAAATCTTATAGCATTTCCTTGATTAGGATTTTGTTCTGTAGTTCCTGATGGTAGCAACATATGACTTGTTGAGTTGATTGATGTGCTGTCTGTTCCTCCACTAAATGCAACATCTCCTGATGCAGATGATATATTTGTTTTGAATCTAACAGTGCCTAAATTAACTACACCTGTGCCATTTGCTCTTAATTCTAATTGTGAATTTGTGTCTGTGGTTTGAATTGTGTTGTTATGAATATCAATATTATCTAAAGTTATTCTTGCTGAATTTGTTGTTTTCCAATTTTTTGTTACACTACCTATATTGCTCTGCGTGTCTTGACTTGGTAATAAATCTTGTTCAAAATCCATTGCAAAATTCACAGTGTCTCCAGCGTCATTTCCAAAATTTAATCCTGATCCACCTATTGTGGCATTGCCTGTGATATCAACTTTAGGCATCAAAACATTTGCAGTTAAATTTACAGCATTGGATGATCCAACAGCACCTATCGATAAACTGTTGTTTAATGTTTGAATTGTGTTGTTTGAAATTCTAAAATTTGGTACATCTATTTTTGTAGCATCAATCAATGTGGTTGTGCCTGCAACACCAACGGATAATGTTGACGCACCCAAGTCACCGTCAGCAACATCTATACTTGTTGTTCCTTTTCCTAAATCAACAATAAAATTATCACCAACTCTAAAATCTCCACTCTGATCTTGACTGACAAAATAAACTCTACCGCTGTTGGATTGTTCTGTTTCTTTAGTTTGATCCAATAACGACTCGTCATTTTCTACATCTCCGCCTGTGCCTATGTAAGCAAAGTTGTGTGATATAGCATATGCTTTTGTGTCAACACCATCTGCTGTGATACCTTTGTTACCATATACGTTTGCAGAACCTATAATTCTAGATTCTGATCCGCTTAATAATTTAATTCCTGTGTCTGCAAAATATGTGAAGCAGTTTATGATCTCTGTTCTTGAATCATTTTTACAAGTAATACCGTCTGCACCTGGAGTAATAAATGTAACAGCATTGAATAACATTGATGCTCTTG